TCAATAATTGCAGCACTGCGAACAGATGTTGGAGCCTCTGATGGGTTTTCTACAATTGCTGCATAAATACGAATACGAGAAACAACAGATGCAACAAGGTTGAAGGCATACTTCACTTCACCAATTGCGTCGTAATATTCCCAAGCCTCTGCTTGCCATGCTGACGATGCAGCAGTGCGACGATGCTTAAACTGTTCGAACTCGCCCTTGTCATTAATCTTTACTTGGGCTGCTGCGGCAGTAAGTGTGCGTGGTGTTGAATAGTTAGCAGCCTGTGCTGAGTTTGGCTGAGATAAAAATACTGATGCTGCACCAGTTACTTTTGGTGTTTGATTTAAAACTACTTGACGAGAGCGACCTGTTTGTTTTGATTTATTAGTACGCTTCTGTGGCTTTGCTTTAGGGGTGACGGGAGTAGGAACAACCTCGGCAGATTCGCCTTGTTCATCGCGCTTAAAAACGCCCACTTAAAACTCCTCGTCTTTGTTACGGAATACTAAGGACATTACTTTTCCTCGTATGCAGTTAACAGCCCCGCAAGGGCAGACAGTGCGAACACTGTTTGGATGCCCAATGTGATGCTGGGATTAATGATACGGGATATTTCAGATAGTGATGCGACCCAAATGGACGTACACCAAGTGCAAGTAAACCAGTATCCGAACTTTGAAGTCTCTGGTGGAAACCTCTTCCATATTCTATCTCGGATTGGGTTAAAAAGCGTATCTGTAGTAATAAATCTGGAGACTCTATATACGGCTAGCGCTGCTATTACAAAGGTAAGTGGTTCAGTCATTTTCGCCGTCCGTAGCCATCAGTATGTGTCCATAAGGGTTCCATGTCCTGAGTCTAGAGCCACAGCCGCAGTTGTCGTCTTTGCGGAAAGAAACAATCTTTCCACTCTCGGTAATTACCCTGTGAATTTTCTTGTCATCCTTAATATAGGAATGACACGCTTCACGGAAAACAAGTTTTGCTCCTTCTGGAGAGTCAATAGCAACCATTAACATATCGTTGAAAACCACAACGCGGCAACGGTCTAGACGCCGAGTTCCTTCAGGAGCAGCACCTTTTGGGGTCAACTCCATATAGTCTTCGAGGGAGCCAGGTTCGGCAAGAGCAATCACTGCTGGAAAGACGTCTGCCTGAACTTTCATTATTTCTCCGTATATTCTGAAGGGATATGGAAATCTTGCCAGCCTAGAGCCTTTTTAGCAATTGTCAGCGGGACTAGCAAAGGTTTCTCCCTAGTTGCTCCATTCTCTAGAACTAGCCACAGGTCTAAATCTGATGGGTCGTGAGCCACAGGGCAGAACATCCACGATTGAATTCTCTGAAGTGTTTCTAAAGGAAATGCAATAGGGATACTGGAATTATCTGTTGTAAGTGTTTCAAGAAGTCTTGCCTGAGAGCGTCCCTTTTTGCGATTTGGATTGACCCAGACGGCAACAACTAGTTCAGACTCGGAGTAGGTTCCAGATGCTGTTTTGTATAGCCTAGCCATTACTCAACCGCCGAGCCATTGCACGATAGGTAACTCCAGCCGCTTCTGCAATATCAGCAGCAGGAACCCCTCTGTGATAGAGCGTGAGCGATAGTTCTGTTAGTTCCCTATTTGCTTGGGCTAGTGGGCTATCGTCAGAAGTCTTGGCGCGATAGCGTTTTGCTAGCGCTGAGAGTTCCTGTAAGCGTGGCCTCAGTTCGGGAGGAACCGTAGGGGAGATAGAACGAGTTCTGGGGGTTCCTAGGAGGGGTGCAGAGACTGTAAGAGATTTTGGTGGTGGCATTGGTATCTGGCGACGCTGCTCTGTAGAGGGAGCGTTCTTTACCCAGAAATGCACAGTTGATTTTGGCTTGGCTGGTTTGATTGAAGAAGCAATAATTCCTAAAGACCAACCTGCTTCCCACAGTGCACGAAGGCGGGAGGGAACTAAAACGGGGTCAAGAGCAGAGATAAACCTAACCTCATCGTCGGGGAGTTTTACCTTCTGTTTCATTGCTCTATTGTACAGCATTTTTCAAAGCCGTACAGACACTACTGAGGCCAAGATTCTTGGACGAAAGCATCGAAAGTATGAACCTTTCCATTAAATGCTTTTGGCCTGTGAGAAGGAAGCGCTTATATTCGAGGTTTTTCAAAATCGTTTCCGGAAAAATAACATTTTGTTATCAAAAACTTGTCTTATAACTTTTTGTTATAAAAAGGCAAGGGCATATATATTTTATTTTATGTATATAACAAAAAGTTATTTTTTAATATAAGTAATGTGTATCAACAAACTTGAGTCAATGCGACTCAACTTTCTTATGAACTATGGCTCAAGGCAAGGCTTACTTGTCTAGGCTTGCGTCTAATAGGCTTGCTTAGGTCTAGCAACTATAAACAACTTCTCAAAGTGAAGGCTTGCCAAGATGTCTAGTGAAGAATCTAAAGCAAGGTAGTTAGATATTTATTTCTAGCAGGGGGGTGGGGGGTCTAGATATATGTAATAGGTCTTGACTTGTCTAGGACTAGCAAAGGGGGGTATAGGTCTAGAAATGAAAGGGGGTGGGGGTATCTAATAACTTCGCTACTTGTCAGTAACTTAAGTGGGGCTAGGCTTAAAAGTATGACCAGTCATACACCCTTTTGGACTTGCATTACCGCAAAGAGTTAGATACCTTTATCTCATTAAAGCAAAGGGCTTTAATAAAAAGAAAAAAGGGGAAAGAAAATGTCAGCATATGGAACCGCAGTTACTATCAAGGGAACTACTTACCGCTACATCATTGACACAAAAGAGCAGGTAAGAGAACTTCTACTAGGTGCTACCGCACCTATCGAGAAGGTAGAAATCCAAGAAGAAACTCGCGGAGAACCTCATCGTGAAATGAGTGCAGAGGAAATCCTTTACCTCGTCCTCAATCACCCAACACCCGCAGAGGTCAAAGAAGAAGAGGTCGTAGTCCTAGCGACTACATCAGCCTAAAGAACTAAAGAGAAGCCCCCCGCAGAAATGTGGGGGGTTTTTCTATGTGGTGCAACTCACACGAAATAGGAAAGAAAAATCGTCAATGAACTTGCACTATCCGTAAAAAGATTATATGCTTAGGCTAACAAAGAAAGGGGGAACCAAATGTCCGCAGTTGAAATCCAAGTCAGCCCAATGCAACTCTTCGTATTGAAGCAGGGTCTAGAACTTGAAATCCGCACAGAGTTGCGTATGCAACTTACCGCAGAGTCAAGCCTAAAGGCGTTCAAGCGTCTAACAGGAATTGACACAGGTAAGGGTCTAAAGGGTCGTGAAAAGGCTCTAGATATTGTCAATGACTTCCTGAAGCAAATCGGGGAAGAATAAGTCTGGAAAGGAAAGCCCCCCGCAAGGGGGGTTTTCTTTTGCAGGAAAAATAAAAGAAGGGTAAAAAGTAAAAACTCCCAGAAGAAAAGTTATCCACACCCTGTGGATAAACCTGTGGATAACTTTCACTTCTCAACAACTTCCGCAGGGGTGCAAATGTGTGGTGCAAATCACACGACATTTCCAACCTTTTTTGCCAAATGGACTTGCGTTATCCGTAGCCAACCCTTATTATTTAGGTAGTGGAAATCGCAAGGGGCGATGGATACAAAGGGGAGATGATAGAAATGTCTTACGGCTCATTTCATAATCTACTTGCTGGCAACAGCAAGTCCCTTACCGAAATTGAAATCGGTATGGGCGCAACACAGATTGGCTGGTCTGACCGACTTGCATACACAGTTGTAGGAATTGAAACCTACAAAACAGGAAAGAAGGCTGGACAAGTAAAGGCAGTAATTGCTACCCGCGATATCGCAAAGCGTGTGGATTCAAATGGTTACTATTCAGAGAGCCAAGATTACGAATTCACTACAAACCCAAATGCAAAGCAAGAACGCTACACACTCCGCAAAGACGGACGCTATATGCGTGAAGGCGCAACTAATTCTGGTGTTCTCCTAGTCGGTGTGCGAATGGAATACTTCGACCCACACTTCTAAAGTCTGGAAAGGAAGCCCCCTCGAAAGAGGGGGTTTCTTTTTGCTGGAAAAATAAAAACCCCGTAAAAAGTAAAAACTTGCGAGCGCCGAAAAATGTGATGTAACTCACACCCGCAAATCTAAACAATTTCTTCATTTGGTCTTGCAACTACCCATCTAACCGGATACACTTAGACCAAGAAGCCAAGCCACAGGGGGCAAGGCAACTAACAAAGGGAAGCAAATGTCTAAACTAATAACAGACGCAGAACTAATCGCAGTAATGACTGGCACAAACTCAAACGGCAAGAAGCATTTTATGGCAGTCTATGAAGGCAACAAGGCTTACCAATTCAAGGCAGACACAAAGGCAGAAGCAGAAAACTTCGCAAAGGAATATGGAATCCGTATCCTCAATCTAAAGTTACGCTTTCTAGCCTCTTCAGCAGTAGAAGAACTCTTCTTCTAAAAGTTGTGAAGAAGCCCCCGAGAAATCGGGGGTTTCTTTTTTTTTTGCATTTCATTTTTTGATTTAGGGTAAAAAGTAAAAACTTAGTGGCTAGATGCTGGCAACTTCCAAACAACTTTTGGACACCGCACAGGGGGTGGAGAGAAATGAACTTGCATTGTTGCAACATATTCTGTATGCTATATCTACCAACTACGAAAGGAAACAAAATGCAATTCACATTAGACCCTGAGCAAGCCTATGGAACTTCGCTCAAAGGTTATGTAACTTCAACACTTGCTCAACTTATTGAAACCTTCGGAGAACCTGAATACTTCGCAGAGGGCGACAAAGTAACAGTCGAGTGGGTTATTGTTTTCGAGAACGGCACAGTAGCGACAATCTATGACTGGAAGCGTTACGAAATGGGAAGACCTGCACTCACAGAGGTATTCCAATACAACATTGGCGGTAATGACTTCGAGGCAGTAACGCTAGTAAAAGAGGCACTCCGCAAGGGGTAGCCTCTCAACTTGCAATCCGTAATCCTATGGGTTATGCTTGCTATAAGACAAACTACGAAAGGAAGAAATGACGACAGAAACAACGACAACCGCTACACCGAAACGGGTTACATATAAAATTGTGGCTAGTGGAGAAGGAAAAATCATCAAGCGAAAGCAAGAACTTCCGCAAGATGTATTAGATATCTTCAAGGGTATTAGCGATATAAAGAAACGCAACCAATACATAATTGCATTGGGCGAGGCTGGCTGGACAGACTCCGCGATTGCAAGGGCAGTAGATATTTCACGGGAACGAGTAAGACAACTTGCTCAACAAACAATGAGCGACACTTCTCTCATTGGTGATTTACCTATCCCAAAGCCACCGCGAGAAACAAAGTATTCTAAAGTTTATCCCGAACTTCCAAAAGAAATGCTGGACAGACTATTAGAACTCAAGCCACTTGCCCAACAGGTAAGAGGACACGGCAAGATGTATCGAGCAGAGGCAGATGAATACACCTACCTTCTCAATCAAGCAATAACAACGCAAGGCATTTCCGTATATCGTCTTGCAAAGATACTGGGTGTAACTATTGGTGCAATCCAATTCCGCTTGACACGATACGGCTACCGAACAACCACAGGAAAATCTAAATGCTTCCAACCAATCTTGGAGAAGAATAGAAATGGCTAAACCGCAGAAATGCAAAAAATGTAATACTTGGTTCAACCCAAAACATAACGGGGGTGGAGAGGGTATGTGTAAGACTTGTTTCTACCTTGAACTAAAGAAAGAAAAACTCCTATGAAAGATTTAGACGACCACGAGTTTCTTGGTGCTTGTCCAAAGTGCCAACAACTTACACAAGGTGCAGAGGTGTATGACCGCGAGCGCGGGTGGATTACAGTATGGATTCACGCAAACTCAAGACGAAGACTCTGCTTAGTAGCATAAGAAAACCCCCTAGACGAATAATCTAGGGGGCTTCTTATTTATGAACTATTCGGCGGACTTGCGCTTATCTACAAGCGAAAAGGCTTCGTTGATTTCAGATGTAGTCAATTTTCCGTCAGCAAGGTAGGCACGGGACAGAGCCTCTACAACAGTAGCGACACCCAAACCACCCGCAAGGGCAATAGACTTCCATACTTCAATACCAAACAAAGAACCTGCTCCGACTACGGATAGTCCCGAGGCAGCGAAAGTAGCGATGACGCGACCAATGAGCATTTTTGCTTTCTCAATAGCCTTGTCGTCCCGACTTACTTCAACCTCTCCTTTTGATTTAGCCATTTGTGCCGTCCTTCCTTGTCCTGCACAGAGCGTGTAAAAAGTAAAAACAACGCTCGGCTAGTCAATTTTAGATGACGAACCGAGCGTTGATTATTGGAAAGGTGTTTAGGCTACGACTTCTACCGCAGTGTTCTTGAATAACTTAGTAATAAGTTTCTCATCTAGGACGAGTTCTTGGGTTGAACAACCGCAAAAGTCAGCAAGGGCTTTCTTAGTTCCTTCGCTTAGGTGTCCGCGATTATCAGAACCCGCGTCATCAAAGCCAAGAGCAATAAGTTGTTCTTGAACTAAAGACACAGACGCCGAGTTGTAAGCAAACTTGTTTCCAAGCGCAGACAACGAAACAACTCCCGCAGTTGTTGAAACGACAGCGGGGGACTTTTTACTTTTTACTACTGGTTCAGGCTCGACAGCCACAGCAGGGACGGGGGCGGGTTCTTCAACCACAGCCACAGCCTCGACAACGGCTTCAGGCTCTACCGCAGGGGTAAAGACACTATAAAGGTCTTCATTACTCATTGACGACTCCTTCAGGGAACTTGGCATACCATTCCTTGTATCTTATCTCGTCCCTATTTGTATAAGGGGCAGAGATTTTCCAAGCAGTAAAGTCTTCACCGCCACGACTCATATGGTAGGCAATTTGAGCATTGACTACTGGGTCGAAGAGGTCTTTATTGCTATCAAGGTCGAACTTATCTCGGCGTGTAACGCCAAGACCGCCAATCATATTGATTTGGAATATGCCGTATGACGAATCGCCTGTTCTTGTATTGCCATTGAAGGCAAGAGGGCGACCATTTGACTCCTTCTTGACGACAGCCCAAGCAGTCTTCAAGGCTTTACCCTCGAAGCCAACCGCGTGAAGCAGTCGTGCTAAGTCTTCATCAGTGAAGGCAGTCTTTTGCTGGGAGAACTTTTTAAGTTCTAACAAGCGTATTTCTTCAGTTTTCTTTGCTATTTCAGACTCTACCGAAGCGATAGATACTGGCATAGGTTGTTGCTCGGCTCTGGAACTTTGAACAAAGGTAGAAAATACCGATAGAAGAATGACCGAGATGACCACGCTTACAATTTGTTCAATAGTCTTGCTTTCGAGTTTCTGCATTGATTATTCCTTTGTTAGGGGACAGGACAAGGTGGCTGGACTAGCCCACCTGTATCACCCGCTCTGGGGAGATAGGTATTGCAACCTACTTTCTAATGCACTTTGCATTACAAGGTTTTACTTACAGACTTACCTTAGCACACTAAAGTCAGGAAAGTCGCCCCCGCACAGGGGCGGGAACGACCTTCCATCATAGAGTTACTTGGTGTAGCCAAACGCCTTACGGCACTCTGGCCCTAGGGATAACTCACGACTACGCTCATCAGTGAGTTCAGCACCGCACTTGGCACAGCAACGATAGTGCTCACCGAAGATACGAGCGTATTTGTGAGGGTCAGAAGCCAAGATACGCACAAACGCAAGCGTGTCGAGCGCATTAGGCTTAATACGAGTGAAACAGCCAATAGAACCCAACAACTTGCGTAGGTATGGGGTCTTCTTGTATTCACGAACCTCTACAAAAAGTAGGTCGCCGTGGATTTTATCCGCTAAGAAATCCGAAATAATCTCGGAAGTTGGGATAGCGTATTTAGATTTAGGAAGTTTAGAAAGTGCCTCATAAAGTTCCGCCCATTCGGACTTAGAAGGCAATCTTGTTGCAACTTGAGTATCCATTTGATACCCCCCTTTCAAGACATAGCATATAACACTCCATCATAGAAGTCAAGGGCAATTAGAAGGGAATCAGGAAGAAGTTGTTGGGAAGTTGTGAAACCTGGCGAGCGCGAGGGCTTGGGGACACGCATAAAAAGTAAAAAGTTCCCCGCAGAGGAAGACCCCGCACCTTTCGGCACGGGGCTAGTTATCCACAGGTTACTGTGAATTATAGGTTGCGTGATAAAAACGGTCTTCAGCCTCAAAACCGTCATAGCAGTTTTGGCAATAAGTGCTGTCTTCGACAAGGCGAAGAAACTCATCGCAGTTCTGGCAGAGCGCAACAAGGGCGTCAGACTCGCAGGTGCAGTAACGAGTGTCCTCGAAGTGCATACAGTCAGCACCCGCGTCAATGGCAGAGCAGGTGTGTTCGATTTCAAACACACGCACATCTTCATACTTAGGAGCGTGGCAAGAGTTGCAGACAGCGTAAGCGCGTGATTCGTATATGTAATGGTCGCGACAAAGAAGTGCGCCATCGAAGGTGTGAGTTACAGGCGAACCGCAATCTACGCCACCAATGTAGCGAGCGCGGGAAGTGAACGAGCATAATGAATTTTCCATAGGGCAATACTAACTAACATCGCCTAAAAAGTCAAGCAAGCAGAGGAAAAGAAAGGCTGTAAGTGGGGGAAGCCACCGACAGCCTAACTCTCGGAGAAGTAGGGAAAAGGGGTTTAGCCTACTTCTCTCGGCTTGCTAGGGTTGCAGAGGCAACCGCAGACAAGCCCAAACTAATAGACCACGCCACGCTACCTTGCCAAGACGCCACGAAAGACGCCAATCCAAACAAGACAGTTCCGACAGCAGTCCAAACTATATTTAAGTTGTTCATTTGTTTCCCTTCTTTCCTTTAGGACTTGTGCGCCCTTTAGTTCTAGCAGAGGGGTTTCGGATTTCAGCCCCACCACCTTGAATTGCTTTGCGAGCGCAACGATAGGAAACGGCAAGTTCTTTTGCCACATCATCTATCGAAAGACCACCGCGATACAGAGAACTTGCGCTGGCTTCTAACTTTTTACTTTTTGCTACTCTCACGCAGACTTGTCCTCTTCATCTTCGTAAGGTCGTTGAACCGCGTTGCGAATTACCGCAGGGTCTAAGCCCTTGTCCCTCAGCCATTGAGCAGTCTGTGGGTCTTGTGCGTTGTCTGTAACGTGCCTTCCTTCGTTCCAAGTAAAAAAAGAAGTTGTGCCTTCAGGTAAAACCCAAAGATGATATTGGTTAGAGGTATCAACAAGTTGGCTTTCAGGTGGGAAGATTTCTACGGCTTCTCTTTCAGCACCCGCAAGTTCGTTCTTGATACGCTGGAAGTGTCGCCAATCTCTAATAGCCTTGCGTTCGTTATGACGAATCGAAAGGTGAAGACCACTGGCTTCTCCAATTTCAGGCTCTAGAATTGTCTTGACGACAACATAAAACCTATTCTTCCAAATTGTTTGATTAGGGTCGAGGTCAATCTTCTTCCCATTTACAACTGGAGTTGCTTCTTCGAACTTATCCCAAGTGGGCTTAGTCATTATCCGCGCCTCTTCTTGATAACTCGATAGATTCCATAGCCAAGCAATCCAACAATTAGTGCTGGGGTATAGACAGATACGCCAAAGAAGTTTGACGAAATCTCAATCCACTCGAACTGGCAACTAAAGTCGCAGTTGGCGTCAGCAATTATTTCTGTTGTGTCCATTTTTACTTTTTACTCCTTTCGTCGCGTAGTAGTTTCCGCAACCGATAATTCTCTTTTGTGAGATTTCGGTGGGACATTATTGAGATTACCATTACGGCGCACGAACTGGCGAGCGCAATAGTAAGTCCTATAAGCGTTCCTGTATCTAAATACATTAGTTTCCCTTTCTCTTTAGTTGTGGCATTGGGAGAGTGTCCCAATAGTTTTTTCTTGCTTCCCGTGTCGGCAGGGTTTCCCACTCTTTCATTTGCTCATCAGTAGCAAACGCAAGTTTTAGAATCTTCTCTGCCATCTCTGGCGTTAGTTCAGTATTGTTCATTTACATTTCCCCCCTTATGGATACAACAAGTCTATGCAGAATTGGTTCATCTGCTCTGTTGGCACTTTACACATTTCAGGCGTTGTGGCGTCTAATGCCCACGCAATAAGCGCGAAGAAGATAAGCGCAACCGCAATACGGCGTCTTACATACTTTGCTTCTGTTTTCATTTCTTGCCCCTTTTCATTTCGTCTTTTTGTTAGTCCCCTTGACCAACAAGATAAGCATACAACACTTTACCTATTTAGGCAACTTACCTGCCTTTTATTTTTCTGGCGTGTCGCGTAGGTGCTTTGGTAATTCAAGGTCGTTGAAGCGACCAATAAGAGCATTACCGAACCACTTGACTATGAACACTAAGTCGCTTCCTAGTTCGCCTAGCGATACGACTTTGATTTCTTGCCTTCTAGTTTTTCTCATAGAGTTTTTGGCAACACCTTTCACACGCTTGGCAGTTCCTAGAACCGCACTATCAGGAAGTCCATACACTTTGTATTTCCCCTTTCTTTTCCTGTTGAGCCTAGTATAACACTCTCTCCCCCCGAAAGTCAAATCAGGGGGTTCGGGGAGAGAGCGTGTCGTTTAGGGGGCACATAGAAAGTTTTTACTTTTTACTATCAGCCCTAAACCCTTTCGGGCTTAGCACTTACCGCAGACCAATCCATTGTAGTAGTTGTCTTGGTCAATCCTCATTTGCTTACCGCACCGCCAGCAAGCGACATAAATCATTACCTTCCGCATTATCGCCACCTCTTGACTAATGTAATCACATCTACTGGCTTTGAGTTAAACATTATGTAAGAGCCTTCGCAATCGCACTTGGCTTTAATTTCGTTGCCTTCATCATCAGACATACACTCGCAATTATCAAAACGATGATAAACATAGATAGTTCCAGACCAATCCTCAATCTTAAAAATCTCTCCGCTAATGTGATAGTTAGCGGGATTATCTAGAACATCGCAAACGAAAACATCAAGGGCAGAAAAACCTTCTCCACCTTGATAAAGAATGTCGTCAATCATCAAGAGAGTTTCGCTATCGTTGTAGATAGTTTCGTTCTTAGCAATTACTCTTTGCCCTGCTTCGTAAATTACTTCGCTCATTTTAGTTCCCCCTTAGAAACTTTGTTGTTAGGTGAAGAATACCCTACTCACTACTTTTTAGCAAGTAGGGCACCTTCGGCGTGTCTTAGGCTTCGTAGGCTAGTGAGTAGCCTCTATCCCAAACCTTTGCGTTCTTCTTATCAAGAGCAAACCAGCGAGCCTCTTGTGTGCTTCCGAAAAACATTGTCTTGCTTTGGCGTTGTGGCTTCTCTGCCATTCCCCAAATCATTGTTACCTTGTTGCCTTCGAGAGTAATCTCGTAAATCTTCTTCTTGCCATTCTGTCCGCGAGTTCCGTCTGAAGCCTTTACAAGAACCCACTTTGTTGCTGAAAGTGTTGATACTGACATTTTGTTTCCCCTTTTCATTTTGTCATTTGTATTTGGTATTCAGTTGTTATTTAGTTGTTGGTGTAAGTATAAAACTTTTTTCTTGATAAGTCAAGTTATTAGTTTTACCTAGTGGCGGGGTTTCGCCTAGTTCCTCACTTTTCTACCCTGTTTAGTTGTTGTAGGAGTATTGTAGCGTTTTGGATACTATAACGCAACTTATACTCGGCGTGTCGTGGTGTGAGTTACATCACACGATTCCAACCTGTGGATAACTTTTGGAAGTTGAGGCGAGGCGAACGCCGGAGCGTATAAAAAGTAAAAACTTTCCCCTGAGTCCCCACTTCGCAACAACCTACCCGCGAGCGCAATAAAAAATCCCCCACCTCTCGGCAGGGGACTTTTTAGGGAAGTTATTTAGTCTTCGTCTTCATAGAATGGTAGGAAAGTAAATCGCCCGCCACCCGTAGGTTCATCGTGTGAGTAACGAAGTGCAGTCAAGTTATTGTCTTCAAGTGTAAAGACAATTCGGAAGTCGCCTCTTAAGGTTGTTGCCTTGTGAAGTGTGTCGAAGTCAATTACTCCGCGCCCACTTTCTTTGAAGTAACCCATAGCCTTAGCCTCAACAATTACTTGGTCGAAAGACTTTCCACCAATTCGTTGTGCCCATTCGCTTTTCAAGTCGGCAAGTCTTTCTAATGAATCATCCCAACAACCGAAGCATTCGTCGTAAGGCGTTCCATCCTCTTCAACACACACGCAGTCGCTTTGGATAACGACTACCTTTTGCTTTTCAAGTGTATCCACTTGAGTCCCCTTTCTTTAGGTAACCGAAGTATAACAACCTATCACGAAGAAAGTCAAGTCAAATCGAGAAAGTTGTTTGGAAGTGTCGGACCGGCGAGGGCCCGGACTGAACAAAACTTTTTACTTTTTACTTTCATACGGAGATACAGAAGCCCCCGCATAATTGCGAGGGCTTCCGCTTCAACCTTTAGAGATACTTCATCGGGTCGGCATCTTCAAAGATATCTTCGATATCCGTGAAAGACCAAGTCTCCCAATTTATCTCTTTCATATTGAACTTGATACGGCAGTCTTGGCAGGTATCAAGGTCGCAATTAGAGTGTTGCATACTTCCCCCTTTCTCTAATGTAGCCTAAGTATAATAGTTGGCTAGAGATAAGTCAAGGGCAGACACGAAAGTTATTATGAAGTCGAATGCACTTGGTTGCTGTTGCTGAAGAAAGTTTTTACTTTTTACTGTTACCGCAAAAAAAAAAGAAAGAGAGCGCGGGGGGAACCGCGCCCTCTCCTTGTTGGGGAAGATTAGTTGTATAGCCCGCCGAGTAGGTAGGCTGTCGGAATAATATGCTTGTCGTATTCAAGCCAGTGAGCCACTTGCTCATCTGTTAGTCCGAGTGTTTCCCCTTCTTCATCCGCACCGCCAGTAATGATTACATTACCGAGAATCGGATTACTTGCGTTGAACGCTTCATAGTAGATAGCCGAAGCAACCATATTGAGTGGCAAGCCTTCCGCAATACCATTCTCGTTGCACCACATATCCGCACCTTCTAGTCCAACACATTCGATATATCCACCAACGGCGTCGCTTAGTGTCTTATATGAGTTTTTGAACTCGAACTCGACCACGGACTTTTTACCATCTGTGTCTATAACTATTGCTTTTTGTTTTTGCATATACTCCCTTTCTCTTTGTAGTTGTAAGTATAACTAACTATTTACCGCAAGTCAAGTCGGGACACTCCGCACACTCGCAACACTTTGCACCTTGTGGAATTAGTTGGTGTGTTGCAGTTTCGCTGTCCCCTTTATGGCAACCGACACAATACATATCAGTCCCCCCCTTCCGAGAAGTGGCAAGAGCAAAGGCAACAATATGCCTTCGCAAAGTCGAAGCCGAAAGTATCGGCAAGGTCTTGTGGGTTATGAGGGCAGAATTTATGAGTGCCCTCAGAGCAAATAGATGAAAGGCGTGAGAGAGGCACGAAGCCTTTATATGTATAAGTTTTGTTTGTTGTTGGGTTTTTTAGGTTTTGTGTTTGGGTCATAGCAAAAGTATAACTAACTTATTTCTATAAGTCAAGTATCTAATGAACCGCAAGCAAAGAAAAAACCCCACCTTTCGGTGGGGCTTCTCTTAATTGTTTATCTGTAACCCGCAGCGTGGAGAGCCTTGAATACATTGCGAACTCGTTGGACATTTATTTCTTCGAACTTATTTTCTTCTCTCCAGTTGTGCATATAAAACTCTTGGAGAATGCAGTCGAGTTGTGCTATTTGACGGGCGTCAAATTCGACTGTAATTGTCGTGCCTATTGCGATACCCATTTGGTATCCCCCTTTCCCTGTAAGGCAATAATAACACTATGTAGTGTCGTAAGTCAAGCATTAAATAAACCGCGTGTGTGAGATACATCACATAAAAAGTTCTCGAAAACATTAACATTTATTTTGCTAAGGGTTTTAGCCAATAGGCGTGCGAAAGTTGTTTGGAAGTTCAGCACCGCGAGGGACAGCCCCCGCATAAGTTTTTACTTTTTACTCTCCTACCGCAAAAGAAAAACCCCGCATTTCTGCGGGGCTTCTCTTTAAGGCTTATATTGCCTCTGCCATAAGGCAACGCATTTCTTCTTCCGCAACATCTATTGCGTATTCAAAGTTCTCCGCGTTTGCGACATAACCTGCACGATAGGAATATTCCCCACCGAACACGCCACGCCATAGTTCAAGGTGATTCTCTACGCGATAGAGTCTGTATTCGCCTTGCTTCTTGATAGCACGCATTGTGTTCCCCCTTTCTTGTTACCCTAAGTATAAACCACCAAGACCGCAAAAGTCAAGTCAATAACTTATGGGCGTGTCTTAATCTTCTTCCTCTAAATCTTCCTCGTCATCTTGAAAGTTTTCGCCCTGCCCTATGAGAGTTTCAAATCCTAAGTTCGGGTCTGTTGGGTGTGTGCTTACCGCGTCAATAAATCTAAGGTTGCAAGAACTTTCATACCAGTCCTTTAGCATTTCTAGCATTAGGTCGGGTTCTGCTTCCGCGCTAGTTACTAGCGGGTCATATCCATACTCACGCATTTTTTCTACCTGCTCGTCATCCATTAGCAAGTAAATCTTGTGGCAAGTATCGAACGCAATAGCCTTTGCGTATTGCACTCTTTCCTCTACCAAACTGTAATCAACGCTCATTTCTTTTCCTTTCCAAACTCGCAACGGCATTTGGTGTAATACTCACCGCAACTCTTGTGGCAAGCAAACTCATCCACCAAACCAGAAATCATCATTTCTTCAAAGTCGGAGAATTGCCCGACAATACCTTTCGGCACATATTCCTCTACAACATCTTCCTCGTCATAGATTTCTTGCTCCCGCGTAATCCAAGCGTCTAACGCTCTTTTATCAAGACTCATTACTCCACCTCGCAGTCGTGTCCATACGCCCACTCATTAGCGTCATTGTCGTTTAATAAATCGAATACCCGCGAGCACTCGACACACTTTGCCTTTGTTGAAATCTTCATTTCATTTCCCCTTTTCATTTGGTCTTGCTAAGGCAAGCATAACACTAGCCCTAGTAAAAGTCAAGTATTCTTTTTATTCTTTTTTGACTCTTGAAACTTTTTTTCGCAAGAGTCGCTGTAGCAAACATTGTCTTTATCGGTGTTATACATAGAAAGTTTTTTTCCGCAGATAACGCAGAAGCGAGTGTTTTTATTTATTTGCGTTGGTGTTCTACCCGGCCCTGCAAAACCACGACCCGCGTAATGAGTTGGGCGAATATAAACCCTGCCAAACTCATCAAACTCTACTGAATCCATTTCTCCCCTTTTCTTTATTAGGTTCGGTAGGGGAGTCGTATTGTTTCCGCCCCTTGCAAGTTAAAAGCGTTCAGGTGTCCAGCGACTTTCCCCCTACCGAATACCCTAAGTATAACGGAACGACAAGAAAAGTCAAGTCCTCTAGGCACGACACGCCAAAGTTATTTGGAAGTTGTCCCCGCAGCGAACGCCGGCGAGCGCAGGTTTTTACTTTTTACTTCTCCCCGTAATACTGAACATTTATGTAAATCGGTGGGGCAGAGTTCGGGTCAAGTTTGGTGGCAATAGTTAGGGCTTGTCTAACCAAAGTCTTAGCCGTAGATAAAGTTCTTTTACGGGTTTCCATAGTTCCAAGTAAAGAACCAAGTGCGTAGGAAGAACCTGTCCCGATAGCGTAGATACCGCTTTCATCTCTAGCCCAAGAGTAGTCGTTGCCTATTTCATAAATAGTCCCGTTGATTACAACCATAATATTACTATCGTTGTCGCCATCTTTAGAGTAAGAGTTTTCCTCAAAACATTTCTTCATCTCGGGGATAAAGGAAGCGGTCATAAATTTGTCTAACCTTAGACCATAGGTTGAGGGGCTAATGACGGGCGGTTTGAATATGTAGCAAAGAATATTTATCGCTCTAACATCTCCAGCAACGCCAATGATGTAGTTCCCGTTCTTGAACATCTTGCCATTATCTTTTGGAAGTGAGTAAATCTTTTCGTTCTCCTCGGTTACCCGTGAGTCATACCCGACGACAGCCCAGTTCTCCCCTTGCACGCCAGCAATAGTCGTCATCTTCTTCTCTCCCGTTACCCTTCAGTTTTTACTTTTTACTACTTCCAGAACCCGTCCCAGAGTTCTTCTCTAAGTTGTTCATACTTATCTCCGTGATGCCCGTTGTATTTCGCAGAAATATCTTCGCCTCTAATGAGATAGTCTAGCGAAAGAACGGCGGTATAGTCAGTATCGCCAAACATAATAACAAGTTTAGCGTCCCCGTCAGAGGGGTCATCTACAATGGCAACAACGAAAGGCTCGCCAGAGCCGTTAGCGTGAAAGTCCTTAGCAATAATATCCATACCCAAAAGGGTAGAGGTTTTTTATACAGGTGATTTGGAAAAAAAGAAACCCCTGCCGTTAGACAGGGGCTTCCTAAGTGTTTGCCGTTAGGAAACGGACACCCATTTGTGAGCCGTGCGAAGAACATTAGCGTAGTCGCCAGCCATACTTTCATCAAGGAAGCGTTCGATTTCTTCCTGTGAAACGCTTGCTCGGCGTAGAGCCGTAGCCACTCGTCCCATAATCGCAACGGCGTTGCCGTCTTGACCTGATAGCGCAACTTCTATGTGGTCGTATTTTGCCATTTGGTTTCCCCCTTTCTTTGTCTTGTGTTCTAATAATACTCTTTATATTTGGGAAGTCAAGAATAGACACACACCGACTTCCCACAAGACAGGGGAAGGGGAAGTCGGCGGAGCAGAGAAGGGTATGTCTGCTCTCATCTAGGCAAGGCAGAAAGGGGAACGCCTCGCACTAGGTG